TTCCGATCTCCAGCATAAGGTACACAAGGCACGCACATTTAACGTTTCCCAACACATTTTTAACGCCTGTTAACACACTTTGGCACGCCTTTTGCTCTGTGCCGCAATTACGATTTTTAACACAACTTTTAACACTGTTAAACTTTCATAAAAAAGATGTTTCACGTGGAACTGTGGCAAAGTGGATGTTTCACGTGGAACAAAATGGTTGATGTCGAAAAATGTTTCACGTGGAACAAGAAGTGTTAACAACAGTTAATTTATTTCTTTAATACTTTTTAACTAAAATAATTTGGTGGTTTAATAGATTTGGCGTATCTTTGCACCGTGTTTTAGAAATAATATAAGTTTAACAATTTAAATTAGGTAAGTTATGAACGAAAATTTTAATGAAACTGTTTTCAACTGTATTACAAGTGTTAACGCTTTAATGACTTCTAACGAAGTAGCAAAAGACGATAAGGCGGTTATTAAGTTGAACCGCTTTAAGAAGTGGTTAAATGAGTTTGCGTCTGCAAACGGTATGAACGAAGTTAAGTAATAACAGGCGTTCAAAAGACAACAGAAGTTTAACGTTTAAAGGTTTTAAGTTATGGCTAAAGGTTTTAGTTTTGCAAGTAAGTTCAATAAAACAAGTTTCGGTATTGACACAACCGATTTTCCGTTTGTAAAGTTGACCGACATTTTCAATAGCAATAATGAGGGTGGAGGTGACGTGGTGCATCCTATCAACGGTTTGTACGTTCACAAATCACAGTTGGGTGATTCACCTGTTATTATTGATGCCGAGAATAAACGTTTGGTGAACTTGCCACAGTTCACAGGTGACACGATACGTGAGATTCTCGCAGATAGTGAGGCGGTTGATGCTATCAAAGCCAACAAAGTTGGTTACACGATTTATGAATATGAATCGCACGCCAAAAAGTGTTACGGTATTACCTTTGTAGATAAGTAGTTTTCGTAGGTAAAGGGGGATAACGGCACGGGGGTAAACAGTAACTTAGTTTATTGTTGCCCCCGTTTTTGTTTCATTTAAAATTTAACAAATTATGGCAAATAAAAATCCTATAGGTTTTAGTAAAAGAACCTTTTCGGCTAGCAGTAAAATTCATATAAAGAAAAAAATTATATCTGCTATAGAATCAAGCCCCGAACTGAGAAAAGAAATTGCACGTGTGTTTCAACAGGCTAACAGACGTATTCAGAATGTAGAAAATTCGGGTATTATTTCGCCCGCAGTTATCGCCTTAAATAAAGGGGATGTAAAGGGTTTTGCAAAATTTTCAATGAAACACGATTGGAACGATTTAAAAATTGAATATTCTAAAGCGGTTTCTTTCTTGCAACAACCTACATCAACGGCAAGTGGCACACGTGAGTATTCAAACTATTTGAAGAAGTCTTATAACTTAAACGATAAAGAATTTAAGTTGATGCAAGACAAATTAATGGGTAAAATTGCAAGTGTTTCAGATGAAAAATTTTTGGAACAATACTTAATGCAATACAAAGATTTTACAGGTGAACTTGAACAAGAATCACGTGACGTTTCCGACCAAATCGAAAGTGATGCCGTTAAAATTGCAGATTCACTACAAAATAATATTGATAATGCAGGCGAAATGGTTGAAAGTAAGATTCAAAAAATATTAGATAGTTTCAAAAAATTCGGTTTATAATGAAAAAGATACCCTTTACACTACAAACAGAAGTTTACACGCCAAAAGATATTGCAAAGGTTTTATCTTTGGCGGTGAACGAAAAGAATTTTACAGGCAATAATAAGGGCGAAAAGTTCCTTAATGTGCCTGTTTCTTTCGATATTGAAACTACATCTTTTTACAGGGATGAAGACGGTGAAACATACAGTTATGAACGTTATATGAAATTAGGTGGAAAACAAACCAAAATGGAAAAATGCTCTTTAATGTATGTTTGGCAATTTGGAATAAACGGTTTTTGCATAATAGGTAGAACGTGGGATGAGTTTTTGCAAATGTTATCTGAAATCGTGGATATTTTGGAACTTTGCCCAAAAAAGCGTATTATTATTTACGTTCACAATTTGTCGTATGAGTTCCAATTTTTCCGTGAATTGTTAGATTGGGAAAAGGTTTTTTCTATAGACCTTAGAAAACCGATTTATGGAATAACTAAAACGGGTTTAGAGTTCCGATGCAGTTACTTACTTTCGGGATATTCTTTGGCGAAATTGGGTGAACAACTTCAAAAATATAAATGTGAAAAGTTAGTCGGGGATTTAGACTATAGCCTGTTGCGCCACAGTGAAACACCGTTGACCCAAAAAGAAATAGGTTACTGTTTAAACGACATCAAAGTTGTTATGTGTTACGTACAGGAATTAATTGAGCAGTATAAAGGAATAACACGTTTACCGATTACAAAAACGGGGTTTGTACGCAAGTATTGCCGTTCTGTATGCTTTAAAACAACTGACGAAACAGGTAAGACGATTCCGAACTTTAAATATATTGATAAGATTCATTCTTTAAATATTACAGGTTTAGAAGAGTTTTCTATGCTACAACGGGCGTTTTCGGGCGGTTTTACACACGCCAATGCAAAATACACCGATGAGGTAATTGAAAACGTAGATAGTTACGATTTTACTAGCAGTTACCCCTATGTTATGGTGTCGGAAAAATTCCCTATGAGCACAGGTGTTTTTGTTCCTGTAAAGTCAATGAAACAATTTGAGTTTATGACTAGCAAATTTTGTTGTGTTTTCGATGTAGAGATTACAAACATTTTTGCGAAATCAGAAAACGAAAACCCTATATCTGTTAGTAAATGTTTCGTCAAAGAAAATGTTTCAGAAAATAACGGTAGATTGGTTTGTGCAAAGAAAATCTGTATGACAATTACAGAAATAGATTACAAAGTGTTTTCTCAGTTTTACACTTGGGAACAAATAAGAATCGGGCGAATGATTTGTTACCGCAAAGAATATTTGCCGACCGAATTTGTGGAATCTATTTTGCACCTGTATGAAATGAAAACGAAACTTAAAGGTGTAAAGGGTAAAGAAGTGGAATACTTGAACAGTAAAGAAATGCTTAATAGTTGTTACGGTATGTGTGTTACAAACCCGTTGCGTGATGAAATTTTGTGTGACGGTGAAACGTGGGATATTGAACACCTTACAGGCGAAAAGCAATTAGAAATGCTCAATAAATACAACGATAGCAAAAACCGCTTTTTATTTTACCCGTGGGGTATTTATGTTACCGCCTATGCACGAAGAAACCTTTTTACGGGTATTTCTGAATGCGGTGACGATTACATATATAGTGATACCGATAGCGTTAAAATAATGAACGGGGATGCCCACAAAGAATATTTTAAGGCGTACAACAATTTAGCACAACAGAAATTGCGTGCAGCCTGTAAGTTCCACAAAATCCCCTTTGAAAAGGTTGAACCTGTAACAATAAAGGGAATCGCAAAACCTTTGGGGGTTTGGGACTATGAGGGTAGATACAACCGTTTTAAAACTTTGGGTGCAAAACGTTATATGATTGAAGAAGAAAACGCCCTTACAGTAAACGGCAAAAATTATAATTATTCTATGACTGTTTCGGGTGTTAACAAAAAATCAGCTATCCCCTATATGGTGGAAACGTTCGGTGAAAATGGCGTGTTCGATGCCTTTACTAACTATCTAGACATTCCACCGAGTGCAACAGGTAAGAACATTCATACATATATAGATTACGAACAAACGGGAACGATAAAAGACTATAAGGGAAACGTTTCAAGTTACGATACGACCACAGGGGTACACTTAGAACCAACGGGGTACACTTTGAGTCTTTCAGTTCTTTATATAAACTATTTAATGGGAATCAGATTAAAAAAGGAATAATATGAAACAGAAAAAAGAAAAAGTGGAAACACCGAAATTTTACACGTTGAATCGTATTTTGTCAAAAAATGCCGATTACAATGTTATTTTCGGTGAACGTTCCAACGGTAAGACTTATGCAACGTTACTGTATGGAATCAAAGAATATTTGCGTACAGGTAAACAAATGGCGTACATTAGACGTTGGCGAGAAGATTTAAGGGGCAAACGTGCCGAAAGTTTGTTTGCAAATCACGTTGCAAATGGCGTTATACAGGAATTAACGAACGGTAAGTTTAACGAAGTGTTTTATGTTTCGGGAAAATGGTTTCTTTCGTCTTATGACCCCGAAACGAAAAAACGTGTGCCCGAAAACACACCGTTCTGTTATGGGTTTTGTCTTTCAGAACAGGAACACGAAAAATCTAGCAGTTACCCGAATATAACAACTATTGTTTTCGATGAGTTCCTTACAAGACGTTACTATTTGCCCGATGAGTTTATGTTATATATGAACCTGTTGAGTACAATTATTCGTCAAAGAAATGACGTTAAAGTATTTATGTTAGGTAACACCGTGAATCAGTTTTGCCCGTATTTTACCGAAATGGGATTGAAACAGGTGCGAATAATGGAACAGGGCACAATAGATATTTATAAGTTCGGTGAGCACGGGGCAACGGTTGCGGTTGAATATTGCAGTACTATTGTCAAACATAAAGCAAGTAACAAATATTTCTGTTTCGACAATGAAAATCTGCAAATGATAACGGGCGGTAAATGGGAACTAGCAGTATATCCACATTTGCCTGTAAAATATAAACCGAGTGACGTGTTGTTTGTCTTCTATATTCAGTTTAACGAAATGACCTTACAGGGTAACGTGATACAGGTTGAGGACAAAGAAAACGGTGTGAATAACTTTATTTACATCCACAACAAAACAACACCGATTAAAGACACAGATAATAGTTTGATTTATTCGTTGAATATGAACGGCAAACCGAACTACAAACGAAAGTTGTTGAGTACTGCAACGTATCTAGAATCGCAGATAACTAGATATTTCGCCACCGATAAAGTATTTTATCAAAGTAACGAAATTGGCGAAATCGTGCGTAACTATTTAATGGCGAGTGCACGAAGTAACATTATTACTTAATATCTGTTAACGGGTGTTAAAAATGTTTCACGTGAAACAATTTTCCCCCATTTTATTTGGTGAAACCAAATAATATGGCTATCTTTGCAGCATCAAATAACAAAGTTAAAAATTACTATATGGATGCAAACGGAATTATTTCTCTTATTAGTAACGTTGGTTTTCCTGTTGTGGTGTGCATCGCCCTTTTCTATTATATGGAAAAACAGAACGAACGCCACCAAAACGAAACAGACAAACTAAATGAAACAGTACAAAGTAACACAAAGGTGCTTACAGAACTTTGCACCTTAATTAAAACTTTAATTAAGTAAATGGAAAAAGAAAACTTATATAACAGGTTTCAAACAGAAGTTAAAAACAAAGATTCTGCATTATTTACATTTATGCAACGTGTTCTTTGTATGACTTCAAAAATGTTTGTTTACACGGGCACACCCGAAACAATGCCGCCTGTTGAACTTGAAAAGATTCTGCAAACAACGGGTAACGTTGGTATCGCAGAAGTTGACGGTAATTTGTACGCCTTACAGGGCACACGGGGTGGCGAATGTGATGCCTATTATCACGGCAAAGATTACGTGGTGGCAAACCCGTGGTTAAATTTGAACAAGACGTTCAAAATTGATGAGGATATAGTAGTTATCAATAATACACCGTTTGCGGATTCTCTTTTGCCTATTATCGGCAAATATGGTGTACTTTACACGGATGCCACAATAACATTAAATTTGGCTAGCATTTTGACCCGTATCACTATGTTGATTTCGGCAAGTGACGATAAGACCAAACAGAGCGCAGAATCATTCTTACAGAAGATTTTGAACGGTGATTTCTCAGTAATCGGTGAAAATGCCTTTTTCAAAGGTGTGAACTTACAGACCCCACCGACACAGGGAAACCAACAAATCGGTCAATTAATTGAACTGTTGCAATACTACAAAGCTAGCCTGTTTAACGATTTGGGTTTGAACGCAAACTATAATATGAAACGTGAACGGTTGAACACGCAAGAAGTTTCAATGAATATTGATGCGTTGATGCCGTTTGTCGATTCAATGTTAACAGAACGTGTTGAGGGTGTGAAACGTGTTAACGAAATGTTCGGCACGGAAATAACCGTAACTTTGGGGTCAAGTTGGAAAATCGAGCACGAAAATTATTTGTCGTTGCTCAAAGCAACAGAAGACGGGCACGACCACACCGATACAGAAGACGTTGACCCTGTAACGGAAAACGAAACAGAAGAAACGCAAGAAACAGAAGAAACGGAAACAGAAACAGAAGAAACAGAAGAAACAGAAGAAACAGAAACGGAAACAGAAGAAACGCAAGAAACAGAAGAAACAGAAGAAAAAGAAAACAAAGATGAAAATTAATGAACTTTTTACAACTGAAAACGGTTTATTTGATAAAATCTTTAAACCCCTGTTTCCTGTTTTGTATGAATCAATATTCGGCACGGATGACCCGAAAATAATTGATATTGATTTTCGTTTCAAATATGGAAACAGAACTTTGGTTGATGCCGTTACAAACGAAACTGCAAACGATATTATTAAAAGCATTATTACAGTAAAGTTTGACGAATGGCAAAAACAGATTCAAGTGTTTAATAAAGAATATGACGTGTTAAACCCTGTAACGTCACATAAGACGGAAACAACAAATAACACCGTTGACGAAACAGGCAATAACAATACAGTAGATTCAAGTGTAACCTTTAACAATGCAGATTTCGGAAATGACAAGAAACAACAAAGAGATTCCACAGGGAACAGACAAGAAACAGGTACGAAAACAACTGTTGAAAACGGTGTGCCGTCTAGTGTTCCAACTAGTGAGATTATTCAAAAAGAAATGAGTTTGCGCAAAACTAATTTCAAAACGCAAGTGATAACAGAACTTGCAAAAGAGTTAACAGTAGATATTTATTAATTACTAAAATTTTTATAAAAATGCAAGTAAAACAGATTTATAGTTTAGTTAACACCGTATCGGGTGAAGTTTTGGGTAGAACCGATTTGGTACAAGAAGACCTCACAGGTGTTGTTGATTTGGGTAACGAAATTTTCAACCAAAATGCCGTTGACAATTACGTCAAATCGTTGGTTAACCATATCGGTAAGGTTGTTTTCGTGAACCGCCCTTATTCGGGTAAAGTTCCGAGTGTTCTTATGGATGCGTGGGAATTTGGTAGCGTTTTGGAAAAAATCAGCGCAGACGTTCCACAGGCTGAGGAAAACGACACGTGGAATCTTACAGACGGTACAGAGTACAAACAGGATGTGTTCCACAAACCGACCGTTTCCGCTAAGTTCTTCAACTCAAAGGTAACTTTTGAAGTTCCTGTTTCAATTACTGAAAGACAAGTAAAGGAATCTTTCAGTAGCGCAGAGCAGTTGAACGGATTTTTGTCTATGATTTACTCAGCAGTTGAGAAGTCAATGACTATCAAGACGGATGCACTTGTTATGCGCACAATTAATAATATGATAGCTGAAACGTTGGATGCCGACAAAACCAAATTCGGTTGGGTAGCATCAACAAACGAAACTGTTGACTATGCGAGTGCATCAACGGTACGTTGCGTTAACCTGTTGAAACTTTACAACGATAAGACGGGCGCACATTTGACCGCAAACGTTGCAGTAACCACACCCGATTTCATCAGATTTGCCGCTTATGTTATGGGTTTGTATGCCGACCGTTTGCAGACAATTTCAACCCTGTTTAACGTTGGCGGTAAGGAACGTTTCACACCGAAAGACGTTTTGCACACCGTTCTGTTGTCCGATTTCGCAGCCGCTGCAAAAGCATACCTGTATGCCGACACATTCCACACAGAGAACGTTTTGTTGCCACAGGCTGAAACCGTTGCAAGTTGGCAAGCAACGGGCAAAGATTACGCTTTTGCCAACGTTTCAAAGGTTGACGTAAAATCTGCTAGCGGTGCGACCGTTTCAGTTAGCGGTGTTTTGGGTGTGATGTTCGACCGTGATGCGTTGGGTGTTACAAATTTGGATAAGCGAGTAACAACAAACTACAACGCAAAGGCTGAGTTCTTCAACAACTATTTCAAGTTTGATGCGGGTTACTTCAACGACACAAACGAAAACTTTGTTGTGTTCTTTGTTGCCTAATTTTAGTTGTTTAACTGTTGGGGTGTTTCCTGTAGGTGAAAGCACAGGGGATGCCCCTTTTAGCTTTTAAGGTATGGTTAAAATAAAAACTTTCATTTTCAACGGCAAACCGAACGAAGTAAACAAGACTTTACAGGAAAACGAAGAATACACAGGCGTATTGAACGCAACGTTCAACGTTTTAACTCCTGTTGTACGTTTCAGAACCCGAACCCCTGTAACGTTTAACTATGTTTATATCGAAAGTTTGAACCGTTATTATTTCGTTTCTGAGAAACAACAAGACGGTGATATTTGCACAGTTCGTTTGCGTGTTGACGTTCTGTTTACTTATAAGGATATTATTTTAAATAGTAGTGCAACGTTAGTTAAAGGTGGTGACGCTAATAAATTTGTTTCAAATAGAAATAACGTTTATGACGTTAGACCAAAAACAAAGAAAATTAATTTCCCTAATACGGGGTTATTAAATGAAACGGGCACGATTGTTATGATTACTTTAAAAGGAAATAGTGATGACAAACAATGATGTAAAGATAAATGAGGTTATGATTCCCGTTGAATATAATGACCCACCACATTCAACCGTTATTGGTGAAAAGCCAACAGAAATAAAAATTGGTGAAACATTAAATTTAACGTTAAAAGCAGATAGCGGCTATCAGTTCAACCCTAGTACAACCGTTTTGCAAATAACGAAAAGTAGTGGTACACAAATAAGCGAACCATTTGTTTTTACAGAATACAACACAAAAGCATCTATCAGCTACAAAACAGTTGAAAACGATACAAAGTTGTATGTGAAAGCAAGATTGGTTGTGGCTAAATTAATTAATGTTACTTACGATTTAACAAATTGTACTTCTAATATCGTAGAAGATAAATTAATCGTAGGCGCAACAGTTAATTTTACGTTGACCGCTAATGACGGTACAGAATTTAAAGACTATGTACCTAAATTAAGTTATACAGATGTTTACGGTAAAACAACAACCGTAGAATTTGTAATATCAGAAGATAAGACACAGGCGGTTTTAGATTCTTTTGTTATTCCGAAATATGATATAACGATATATGGTGATGCCCAAACGAAACCAATGGTTATTAATTACGGTGCTATAAATGCCTATATCGTGAATGTAGATATATTAAACGCTTTTTCAAAGAAAAGATATTTTAAAGATTCTACTAGCGGAACGACAAGTTATGATGTGGATTTGGGAGACTATGTAAACAGAATAAAAAGAATTTATTTGCCTATAACATCTAATTTAAACGATGTTATTAGATGCGGTAATTACAATACAGAAATTGAATGCACCGATTTACCAAAAGATATTTATGAAATAAATTTTGGTGATATTGAAATACCATTTATGAACGGTGATTCAAACGACTTTAACACGGGTGATTTAAGTATTTTTATTCCGTTTGTTGGCGTTGTTTCGTTGGATAAATCTTTAATAGGTAAAACCGTTAATTTGGTGATGAAAATTAATGCCGTAACGGGAAACGGTGTTTCTATTTTGACATGTAACGGTGTTATTTTCGACACACAAAACGTTGTTGCATCTACTGACGTTCTATTTACAGGAACAAATAGTAATATCTATAAAATAGGTGGTGACGATTGGAACGAACAAATTTTAATGGGTATTGAACCGTATGTTATTTTAAATTACAATGATTCAATAAACCCGCCAATTAATACAACGTTAGAAAACGTAACAGTTAGTGATGTTACAGGGTTTGCACAGTTTGAAAACGTTAATTTGAACAAAGCAAATTTGTTGGTTGATGAATATTATGAAATCATTTCACAACTTGAAACAGGTGTTTATCTATAAAAGATAACGGGCGGTAAATAGATGCCGCCCGTTTTCTTATTTTTTATTATTAAATTCGTAGGCTAAACCTTTGCTACAAATAAAATCTAAAGCACGGTTTTTCTTTGCCGTTTCTTCATCAAGTTTGCAAGAAATAGTTTTTATTACTAAGTTTTGCGCCTTTAATGTATCAATAACAGAATTTAATAACATACCGTTTGTACCTGTTGTTTCTTCTGCTATAAACTGCAAATTTTCTGTTGAAACTTTAATCGACTTCAACAAAATTTCTATTGCCTTTTCCATAACTATTTCTTTTCTAGATTCATTATTATTTGGTTACGGGGTTTGCCGTTACGGCTGCAAACTGAAATGTGAAACCAAAAAGACGTAGAACCTTTGCGGTGTTCTTTAATAAGTTGGTCAAAACCGCCTGTTTCTCTAAGAACCTTTTCCAAAGATTCCATATCAGCACACACCACATCAGCGGCCAAACCTTTAAGGTGTTGACTGTTAGCAACACCGCCCACCGCTTTATTTAATATAGGTGAACGATAGCCACTATTTACTAAGATAGGTTTTCCCAACTTTTCACGGATGCCGTCTAAATAATCGGCAAGACGATTCAAGTTGTCAACGACTTCAAACGTTGGCAAATTGTCAATGCCCAAACGTTTTGCAGTTGGCGAGTTGATAAACTCGCTTAAACTAAAATACTTAATCTTTTTCATTTACTTATTTATTTAGGTGATACAATAAACCACTTGCGAGAATCTTTGTGCGTTGGAAAACGACCCTTTACAGTTATCGAACAGTCTCCCTGTAAGTAGTCAATTTTGTTGTTGAAGAACTCACTTACTTTGTCCGAACGAACCATATAAACGGTTACTTTGTCGGTTTGCTTTAATGTAATCTTAAAATATGAATATTCCATATATAATTTATTTTGTGCCTGTAAGGGGTTAACCTTACAGGCTGTTAAACTTATGCAATACGTTCTACTGTTTGTGTCAACGTAAGCAAATTTGAAACATTATTGCCCAATTTGTTGAATAACTGTGTAACACAATAACCCATTTCTTTAATTTGGTTTACGTTGTCCTTATTTGTAAATATGGTTTTAACGTCTTCTTTAACTATGCCAATAGTGTTCAATACTAAGAAGTTTAACTGCTTCTTATATATAGCCTTTGCCACGTAATCCATATTACCGTCTATCACTCTATGAGTAGTTATAATGTTCTGTTGTACTGCTTTACCGTTTACGCTAATAACGTTAATTGTTTCGGATTTAATATTATACTTTGCCATAAACTTTATATTTTGTGCCTGTAAGGTGTGAACCTCACAGGCGGTTAAACGTTTATTTGATTCGTTCACTTGTTTGAATCAACTGTAAGAATGAACTAGCATTTTTACCCAATTTGTTGCAAAGTTGAGTAACGCAGCATCCATATTCGTTGATGTAGTTCAAACTATCTTTTGTTTCAAAGATAGTGTAAACGTCTTTCGTCAACTTTGGCAATCTGTTGTGCTTTATACAGTTGGTTTCGTGTTCAAACATAACTTTTGCCACATCAGCGAAATCGCCTGTAACGATTTGCGTTTCACGTGATGTTTCACTTTTTACACGTGTACCGTCAACAGATAAAACGGTTTCGAACTCTAAAGTAATTTTATAACTTGCCATATTCGTATTTTTAAAGGGTTGAACTAAATTTTCTAAATCACGGTGCAAAGATACGACTTTTCCACGAAACAACCAAATTATTTCTGTTAAATAGTGTAAAAAGTTTAATTTAAATCTTTTTAACATCTAAGCATTTGTTCCACGTGAAACATCCACTTTGCCACAGTTCCACGTGAAACATCTTTTTTATGAAAGTTTAACAGTGTTAAAAGTTGTGTTAAAAATCGTAATTGCGGCACAGAGCAAAAGGCGTGCCAAAGTGTGTTAACAGGCGTTAAAAATGTGTTGGGAAACGTTAAATGTGCGTGCCTTGTGTACCTTATGCTGGAGATCGGAA